TATTTTGTTGAAGACGATACCAACGTTATTGACGTAGGCTGTAGTTCTGGTAAAATGCTTAAAGCAATGATAACACAAAATAATGAACATGTACCAAATGCAAAATATATTGGTATAGAAATTGAAAATGATTTTGCTGTTGGTCATGGTGATGATTTGATGTCAGATGAATGGAACAATTTAGCATATGAAAATATAGACGCTAGACTATATCCATTTAGTAATGCTAGTTTAGTAACTTCTATATTTACATTACAATTCATGCCACCTAAAGATAGAGCAAGAACAATTAAAAGTATATACGATGGTTTGAATGATGGTGGTGCTTTTATATTCTCAGAAAAAGGTTTTAGTTGTAATCCTAAAATACAAGATATGATGACCTTTATGTATTATGACTATAAAAGACAACATTTTACAGATAAAGAGATTTTAGATAAAGAAGTACAATTAAGACATATGATGAAACCCAACACAAAAACAGAAATGTTTGATATGTGTTATGACGCAGGTTTCAAAGATTTACATGTATTTTGGCAAAATTTCAATTTTTATGGGGTTATTGCCCTAAAATAAGGGGTGAACAAAGGGGGAACAAGTTGGGCATATATGTCGCACCCTATATAAACCCTTGAAAAACAACGATTTTTTCTTTAAAAATAATTGGTTTTTTCCTTGCAAATCTGCTAAAGACCTGATAGCATAAGAGAATAATAAAGGTTACATTATGAAAAACATATCGAAAGAACAAAAATCAAATCTTGCTAAGTTACTTGCAACTGAGAATATTAACGTTATTCATCAAAAAGTAAAAACAGCATATTTTATTCCTAAGACTAGAACTTTATGCCTTCCAATATGGGAAGATATGTCCAATGACTTATATGACTTATTAGTAGGTCACGAAGTTGGTCATGCATTATATACTCCTCAAGACGAAAAAGAATTTACAAAACATAAAATCCCACATTCTTATTTTAACGTAGTTGAAGATATCCGTATCGACAAAAAAATGAAAATCAAATACCCTGGTTTAAGAAAATCTTATTTCAATGGTTATAATGAATTAGTAGAAAAAGATTTCTTTTTAACTAAAGATAAAGATGTTAGTGGTTTTAGATTTATTGATAGACTTAATATATTTTCTAAGTCTGGTTCTTCAGCACAAATTGAGTTTAACGATATCGAACAAGAATTTATTACTAGATCAGATAAACTTAATACTTGGGCTGATGTTGTAAAACTTACTAAAGACATTTTCGAATACTCTGGTACTGAAAAGTATGATGAAGAACAAGAACAAGAAATGAAAAGCGAATTAGGTCAAGATGGTCAAGGTGACCAACAAGAACAATCTGAACAAGAAGAAGGTAATGGTGATAGCGATGAGCAACAAGAGCAAAATCAGAAAACTTCTTCCTCATCTGAATCTGATAGTGATAAACAAGAAGACGAACAACCTTCCGCAAGATCAAGTAGTAAAGAAGAAAAAGAAGAAGAAGAAGAAAACTCAAAAGGTTCAGGAAGTAGTGGTTCAGAGGGCGGATACAAAGTAGGTGATAATGAATCCCTAACAGATCATGCCTCAGAACAAAACAAAAAAGATATTGCAAAAGTAGGTAAAGACATTAAAGAAAATCTTTATCTATCTTTACCAAAATGTAAAGACGCTGTTGTATCTTATGATTTAATTGCTGCGAAAATTGAAGAAAATAATTCTTCTTATCCAATGTCAAAAAGATTAACAGAATTTAAAACATTTAAAAGAGAGCAAATGAGAACTGTGAATTACATGGTTAAAGAATTTGAGATGAAGAAGGCAGCAGATAGTTATGTTAGAACTAGAACAGCTAGAACTGGTATGATTAATACTAATGCTTTACACTCTTACAAATACAATGATGATATATTCGCAAGAATTAATATTGAACCAGGTGCAAAAAATCATGGTATGGTTATGATTGTTGACTGGTCAGGTTCTATGGGTGATAAACTTTATGACACATTGGTTCAAACAATGAACTTAGTTATGTTTTGTAAAGCAGTAAATATACCTTTTGAAGTTTATGCTTTCTCAGATCACAATAGATCATCTTTTAATAAAGACGCTGATAAATCTTTTTATTCAAGACAGGCATATAATCATTATCCTTATCATTTTGATAAAGAAGGTTTACTTGTATTAGAAGATGTTTCATTACTACAATTTGTAACCTCTGATATGAAAACAGCTAAATATAACGAAGCAATGGCAAATCTTTATCAAATCGCTTTAGTTTATCAACACAGTTATACTCACAGACGATTTAATAATCCTGATTATGATCCTTATGCTCCTATGTTTAATGAGCCACATTGTTTAAGACTTGGTGGTACTCCACTTGATAGTGCAATCTACCAATCAATCAATGTAGTAAATAAATTTAGAGCAAAACATAAAGTACAAAAAATGAATACAATCTTTTTAACAGATGGTTCAGGTCATACCATGGGCAAAACAACTCTGAAAAAAGACAATGGTGAAATGGGGATGTTAGATACCTATATGTATAATGTTAATATTAAAGATGGTACTTATAGTTTTACTTATGGTAAAAACACTAAAAAATGGAGAAGTCATTTTCATGCCAATCATAGACAATTCTTATCTTACTTTAAACATAAAACTGGTTCTACTGTTATTGGTTATTATGTTGCTGGTAAAGCATTAAAATATTGGGATGTTGGAACTTTTGCTACAACAGATGGTTACGATACCTTTGAAAAGGCAAGAGCAGAAATGAGAAAAAACAAAGTTGTAACCATGACCGATATTGGTTATGATGAATTGTTTATCACTACTAAAACTAATATGAAAGTAGATGATACTGAAATGACTATTACCTCTGATATGACAGCAGGTAAAATGAAACAACAATTTTCTAAAAACTTTAAACAAAAGAAAATGTCTAGAGTTTTATTGAATAAATTTGTTGAAAGGGTGGCATAATGATAGAACATAACAAGAACAAAATTGGTCAGGATTGTCGCACCCTATATAAACCCTTGATAAATAAGACTTTTTATTTTGGTATTATACCAAATTATTTATTGACAAATCGCTATCATCCTGATAGAATAGCTATATAATTAAGAAAGGTTATTACATTATGAAACTAAATGAAAAACAACTAGAGTATGTTAATACTGCTTATGAAATGTTTTCCTCTGATACGTTAGAGAAATCACAGATCAAGCAAGTTAACGCTAAACTAGGTATGAAATCATCACCTGCATGGTTGATTAAAGATCCTCAGTTTAAATTATCTAGAGGTGTTTACAAGTTACCTGTTAACGGTCTTGTAAATCCTTCTAAAAATGCTAAACAAATTAGTATTCCAGAGGTTAAACAAAAAATCTCTAAACAAATACAAACAACTGAAAGTATAAGTGAAAACTTAATTCCTAACAAAGAGGAAACATTTGTACCTTTTGGTAACTACAAAGACTTAAAAAATATTGTTAAGTCTGGTATTTTTTATCCTACATTTATTACTGGTCTTTCTGGTAATGGTAAAACTCTTGGGGTGCAACAAGCATGTGCCGAACTTAAAAGAGAAATGATTAGGGTTAATATTACAATCGAAACTGACGAGGATGATTTACTTGGTGGTTTCAGATTACAAGACGGTGAAACTGTCTGGCATGACGGTCCTGTTGTTAACGCAATGAAAAAAGGTGCCGTATTATTACTAGACGAAATTGACCTTGCCTCTAACAAGATTATGTGTTTACAACCTGTGTTAGAAGGTAACGGTATCTTCCTTAAAAAGATAGGTCAGTTTGTTGAACCTAGAGACGGTTTTCAAATTTTCGCAACTGCCAATACTAAAGGTAAAGGTTCTGATGACGGTAGATTCATTGGTACTAATATTCTCAACGAAGCATTTCTTGAGAGATTTCCTGTTACCTTTGAGCAAGCATATCCTGCTGCTAAGATTGAAACTAAAATCTTAGACAACGTAATGAACCATTATGGTCTTAAAGATACAGAGTTTACTAGCAATCTTGTTAAGTGGGCTGATGTCATTAGAAGAACTTTCTTCGATGGTGGTATTGATGAGATCATTGCTACTAGAAGACTGGTTCATATCATAAATGCATATGCAATCTTCAAAAACAAATTGAAGGCAGTTGAGGTTTGTATCAACAGATTTGATGATGATACAAAAAATAGTTTCCTTGATTTATACACCAAGGTTGACAGCGGTGTCAATATTGATGAATTAAACCAAGGATCTTCCAATGATAGTGAGGAAAATGAGGGCGACCTTGTTTAAATCTATCATTCATAATGTAGACCTCGTGGGTGGGCAGCAATGCCCACCTTCAACAATAATTGATAATGGGGATGTGATATAATGACATTAGAAGTAAAAGTTAGAAATAACAATGTAGAAAAAGCCATCAGACAACTAAAGAAAAAAGTTATGAAAGATGGTTTATTAAAAGAACTTAAACAAAGGCAATTTTACGAAAAGCCTTCGTTAAAGAAACAACGTTTAAGGAAAGAATCCATTAAACGTGTAAACAAATTAAGACGCCAACAAGAGCGACTTGATAACAGCAACTAAAGAAAGGACCTTATATTATGGGTAGAAAAACACTTGCTAATAGCACTAAATTTCTTAACGCTATGTTAAGAGGTGAAAATATAACTTGGGCTGATGCTCAGAACAAGTTTCAACTAAAACGACCAAGAGCGGTTGTTGATAAAATCCGAGAGGAAGGACATTGTGTCTATATCAACAAAAACTCAAAAGGTACTTATTACAGAATAGGTACTCCATCTAAAGCGTTAATCGCCGCAGGCTTTGCCGCTTTAGAACCATCAGTTTATGCATAAGCATAAATAGTCATAGGGGCTATCCGTAAGACCTCTGTGAGTGTTGCCTCTCGTAAAGACAGCACAATTTAGGTTTGGTAGTTTTCCTCTGGATATTGTATCCTAGAAAAAACTACCACTTGAATTTTTATGATTAATAACTATATAAATAACTATGATACGCCACTAAGGGTATCATTAAGTTAACTTGCTAACAAGGAGGAAACTATGACAAGAAACTTATCTATTTGGAACGATCTAAGACCTTTTACAATAGGGTTTGACGATCTTTTTAACCAGTTTGATCATCATGTTGATAACAGATCAAACTCATTCCCACCATACAATATCGTGAAAGGCAAAGATGATTTCCATTGGAAAATTGAAATGGCACTTGCTGGTTATAATAAAAAAGATATTGAGGTGAAATATGCCGACAATACTATCACGATCAAATCAACTCACAAAGATGAGGATGATAAAGATACAATCCATAGAGGCATTGCTAAAAGACACTTTACAAGATCATTCACAACTGCTGATGATGTAGAGGTGAAAGGTGCTGAAATGGCTGATGGTATGTTATCAATTGCATTAGAGAAAATTTTACCTGAAGGTAAAAAACCTAGAACAATTGACATTGCATAATATAGATAGGGCGGTAACCATTCCGCCCTTGACTTTTGAATTGAAACCTGATATAATGAATGTATGTATAAATTTAAAGAAAATATAATACTAGATGATGTAAAAAAATATGTTGATGAAACCTATTCATCACATTACGCAAAATCTCAAAAACAAGCAACAGAAATTATCATTGACCAAGGACATGGTGATGGATTCTGTATGGGTAATATTTTAAAATATGCTCAACGATATGGTAAGAAGGAAGGCAAGAATAAGAAAGACCTTATGAAAGTTATCCACTACGCCATAATACAATTGTCCCAAGACCATTACAAAAACGATAAGACTTTAATTGCTGCTTTGCAAGAAGACCTATTACAATATGATGTAGGTAAAAATACAAAGTCCTTTGAAGAACCACCTTTACGTTCAGTAATGTCTGAAAAACTAAACAACCATAATGACTAAGGAGAATATATAATGAAACTAAGTGATAATACAAAAGAGATTTTAAAAAACTTTTCTGAAATTAATCCTAACTTAAAGATTACACCAGGAAAAGAAATCAAAACAATCTCGACTATGAAAAACATATTGGCAACTGCTGGTGTTGAAGAAGAATTTCCACAAGACATTGCCATCTATGACCTATCTGAATTTTTAGGTATGTTATCTTTATTTAATAAACCTGTGTTTGATTTTGACGAAAAACACATGACTATTAATGAAGAAGGTACATCAACAAAATCCAAATACTATTTTGCTGATGAATCCATACTTACAACTCCACAAAAAGATGTTAAAATGCCTACAACAGAGGTAGAGTTTACATTGACGGAAACTGACTTATCAAAGGTTAAGAAAGCTGCGTCTATGTTACAACTACCAGACATCGCTTTCAAAGCCATAGGTAATGATATCATCATGTCAGCAATTGATAAGAAAAACGATACAGCAAATACCTATGATGTTAAAGTGGGTACAACTGATAAAAAGTTTGTATTTCATTTTAAAACAGAGCATTTCAAAATGTTACCAGGTGATTATACTGTGAAGATATCTTCAAAGTTAATATCTAACTTTATACACAAAAACAAATCAGTACAATACTGGGTTGCCCTAGAAAATACTTCTAAGTATGAGGGTTAATAATGGAAAATTTATTATGGGTGGAGGCGTATAGACCCTCCACAATTGACGAGTGTATATTACCTGTTGAGATTAAAAAAACTTTTAAGTCTGTTCTCAAACAAGGTGAAATACCAAATCTATTATTATCTGGTACTGCTGGTACAGGTAAAACTACTGTAGCCAAAGCACTATGTAACGAACTTGGTTGTGACGTTATGATTATTAATGGTTCTGATGAAGGTCGATCCATTGATGTTGTAAGAAATCAAATCAAGAACTTTGCTTCAACTGTATCTCTACATGAGACAGGTAAACCTAAAGTGGTTATTGTTGATGAAGCAGATTACATGAATGCTGAGAGTGTTCAACCTGCCTTAAGAAACTTCATAGAAACATTTAGTAATAATTGTAGATTTATTTTTACATGTAATTATAAGAATAAAATTATACCTGCAATTCATTCCAGATGTACTGTAATCAATTTTTCTATTCAGAAAAAAGATAAAGAAAAACTAGCAGGTCTATTTCACAAACGATTATCCACAATCCTAGAACAAGAAAACATTGAGTTTGAACCAAAGGTATTGGCAGAACTTATTATTAAGTTTTATCCAGACTTTAGAAGAACCATCAATGAACTACAAAGATATTCTGTATCAGGTAAAATAGATACAGGTATTCTTGTTAATATTGCTGAAGCAAATATCAGGTCTTTAAACAAGGCATTAAAAGATAGACACTTTGGTGATATGAGAAAATGGGTTGTAGATCATATTGACCAAGACCCTGCTGGTCTATACAAAGACTTATATCAAAATTTTTATACAGAATTACAACCACAAAGTATTCCACCTATGGTTATTCTTCTAGCAGAATATCAATATAAAAATGCCTTTGTAGCAGATCCTGAATTGAACATGGTTGCTTGTCTCACCGAGATAATGACTGAATGTAAATTCAAATGAATGACTACAGCCTAACAAAGTATCTCACAGCAATCAATTACAGTAAAGAGAAATTACTTGATACTGATGATAGAGATTGGGAAAAGAAGTATCCACCTTTTATAATCAATAAAGGCTTGTCTTATTTTTCAGACACAATTATGTATGCTAATGAAATGAATAGATTACATCATGCCACAAAACATATGCAATTCTCATTTTATCTAAATAGTATAAAGTCTAGAAAAAGATTTAGTAAATGGTTAAAGTCTTCAAAGATAAAAGACCTAGATGTTGTAAAACAACACTTTGGTTATTCTAATAAGAAGGCGCAAGAAGCTTTATCTTTAATGACTAAAAAACAGATTGATTATATAAAAGAGAGATTATATAAAGGTGGGGGAAAATGAGTGAAGTTATAGAATGGAAACCAGAAAACATGCTCGAAGTAAAAATAAAAGAGCCAGATGATTTCCTTAAAATTAGAGAGACACTAACCAGAATAGGTGTAGCAAGTAGAAAAGAACGAAAGATTTATCAATCGTGCCACATACTACACAAACAAGGTAGATACTTTATTGTACACTTTAAAGAGCTGTTTGCTTTAGATGGCAAGACAGCAAATATTTTTGCAAATGATATTGAAAGAAGAAACACAATTGCACAACTTTTAAGTGATTGGGGTTTAGTAGAGTTAGTAGGTGTTGTGGAAAATAAAGCACCATTATCACAAATTAAAGTTTTACCATTCAAAGAAAAACACGAATGGGTATTAGAACCAAAATATAATATTGGAAAGAAAGGAAGTGACGATGGCGAACAGAGAACTAATGATCCAAGCAATTAAACAACATGCTATTGGACATATAGAAAAACACAAAGCAAACGTAGAAATCTACTTATCAAATTCTGTTGGAATAGGTGAACATGGTGATATCATAGAAACCATAGAAAAAGAATTAAACATTATTGCACAATACCACGATCAACTTGAAGTATTAGACAAATATTTTTAACCCTTGACTTTTAAGTCAAAACCTGATATAATTATATTATGAATTTTTACACAAATGTGTCGCCTTATGGTGACGAATTACTTGTTAGATATTTCGACAATGGTAAAAGATGTGTTGACCGTGTACCATACGTTCCTCGTCTTTTCGTACCTACAAAAGGTAAAGGTCGATTTAAATCCTTAACAGGTATTGGTTTAGATTCCGTATCATATAAGTCTATTAAAGAAGCAAGACAAACAATTAAACGATACGAAGAACACCCAAATTTTTTACACGGCACAGATAGATTTCAATATCAATACATGGCTGACTATTGGCCAGGTAATGTAGAATACGATAAAGATAAACTTCGTATTTACACAATTGATATCGAGGTTGAAAGTGAACATGGTTTTCCTAATGTAGCAGATTGTGCTGAAAAAATGATTTGTATTACTGTTAAAGACCAAGTCAAAAAACAAATATTGGTTTGGGGTATGGCAGATTACACAGTTAAACAAGACAATGTTCATTATGTAAAATGTGATGATGAAAGAGACTTACTCAAACAATTTCTAAAATTTTGGTCAGCATATTCACCTGATGTTCTTACAGGTTGGAATAGTAAATACTTTGATATACCATATCTAGTTAAACGTATAGGTAAGATACTAGGCAGTTCCTCTATGAAACGTATGTCTCCTTGGAATATTATACAAGAAGATCAAACATATGAATTAGGTAAAACTCAAACATATTATAGATTGCTAGGTGTTGCTCAACTTGACTATTTACAACTATATCGTAAATTCACAATTAAAAACCAAGAGAGTTATAGATTAGATCATATTGGTAAAGTAGAACTAGGCGAACAAAAAGATGATAACCCATTTGATACTTTTAAAGAATGGTACCAACAAGATATACAATCATTCATTGATTATAATATACAAGACGTTGAATTGGTTGATAAACTAGAAGATAGATTACAGCTTATTGAACTAGCATTAACAATGGCATATAATGCCAAAGCAAATTACGAAGATGTATTCTCACAAGTTAGAATGTGGGATACAATTATATTCAATGAATTACTAAAAGATAATATTATTGTACCTATGCGTGATATGAATCCTACATCACCAGAACTTGTGGGTGCATATGTAAAAGACCCTAAAGTTGGTTTTCATGATTGGGTTGTATCTTTTGATTTAAACTCACTATATCCACATCTTATTATGCAATATAATATTTCACCAGAAACAATTTTACCAGATAAAAAGAATGTAGATATAACAGACTTGTTAGATAAAAAAGTAGATACCTCTGATGGTAACTGTATGGCTGCCAATGGTACAATGTATCGAACAGGTAAACAAGGTTTCTTACCTCGTATCATACAAAAAGAATATAATGATAGAACAATTTATAAAAAGAAAATGCTTGAGGCAGAACAACAATATGCTAATACAAAAGATCCTAAGTATGAAAAACTAGCACGAAGATATTATTTGGTTCAGCATTCCAAAAAGATTTCGCTAAATAGTGCATATGGTGCTATTGGTAACAAATACTTTAGATATTACGATCACAGAATGGCAGAAGCCATAACCACATCTGGTCAACTGAATATACGTTGGATAGATAATAAACTAAACGAATACTTTAATAAGTTATACAAAACAAAAGATGATTACATTATTGCTTCAGATACAGATTCCGTTTATATCAATATGGCACCTCTTGTAAAAATGACTGGTTCAACTGACAGTAATAAAATTGTAAAAGCATTAGATAAATTTTGTAGTGAAAGACTAGAACCATACATCACAAAGTGTTATGATGAACTAGGTAGTTATATGAATGTCTTTGAAAACAAAATGGTAATGAAACGAGAGGCAATTGCTGACAAAGGTATTTGGACAGCAAAGAAAAGATATATTTTAAATGTACACAATTCAGAAGGTGTACAATATCCAGAACCTAAATTAAAGATTATGGGTATTGAAGCAGTTAAAACATCCACCCCATTACCTTGTAGAGAAAAGTTACGAGAAGCATTCAAAGTTATTATGGGTGGTGATCAAAAAGAAATGAAAGAGTTTATTGTAAACTTTCGTAGAGACTTTGAACTATTACCACCAGAAGAAATTGCTTTTCCTCGTAGTGTTAATGGTATAAAAAAATATGGCGACACCACATCTATTTACAAGAAGGGTACACCAATGCATGTTAAAGGTGCATTGTTATATAATCATCTACTTAAAACAAAAAAAGTTTCACACAAGTTTCAACAATTCTATGAAGGTGATAAAGGTAAGTTTGTACATTTACGAAAGAATATGTGGAATGCCAATGTCATTACCTTTATGGCAAAATTACCTAAAGAATTTGAAATGCACGGTCTCATAGATTACGAACAACAATTTACAAAATCATTTATGGAACCTTTACGATTTATACTTAACGCTATCAATTGGAAGATAGACGCTTCTGATAGTGCTACAATTGAGGATTTTTTTGCATGATATATAATTTAAAAGACGTTATAGAATCCAGTAAACGAGAAAGATTTAATGTTATCTCTACCTTTGCAGGTGGTGGTGGCTCATCTACAGGTTATAGACTTGCAGGTGCTAAAATTTTATGTGTTAATGAGTTTGTTGAAGAAGCACAAAACACATATAGAGAGAACTATCCAGACACACCAATACTACCAGGTGACATAAAAAAATTATCTGCTAAAGATTTTTTAGATATCGCAGGTACAACTGATATAGATATATTAGATGGTTCGCCACCGTGTAGTGCATTTAGTGTGGCAGGTAAACTATCTCATTCATCAGGTGGTAAGCATTCTGATGGTTGGGGTAAAACTAAATCATACTCTGATGGTATGATGGTAGAAAACATTGAAGATTTATTCTTTGAGTTTTTACGAGTAGCAAATGATATTAGACCAAAAGTTATTGTTGCAGAAAATGTTGCTGGTCTAACGATTGGCGAAGCAAAAGAATATTATAATAAAATATTAAATGAATTTGAAAAGATAGGTTATGATGTGTGTTCACAAGTAATGAACAGTAAAAATTATGGCGTATCTCAAACAAGAACCAGAGTTATTTTTATTGGTATAAGAAATGATATCACAGAAAAAGTTGGATTAAACTTTATGACAATACAAAATGTTTTTCCTGAACCTGATAATAAAATTATACCTTTAAAAGAAGCATTAGAAGGATTAGAATATGATCCTGAAGAAGTAAAAGAACTAACAGAAAAATTTGTGAATACAGCATACTGGAAAGATACAGGTAGTAATATGCCTAAAGATCCAGGCAAAGTTTTGACTGGTGGTGATTATCACCCAAAGGGTCATCATTTCAATCTTAAACGAGTATCACAATTTGCACCAGCACCTACATTGACAGCAATGGGTAGTGGGCAAACAAATGCTGGAGCGTTTCATTGGAACGAACCACGAAAACTTACTTTGGGTGAATTGAAAAGAATACAATCATTACCAGATGATTTTATTCTAACTGGTAAATGGAACCAAAGGGCAGAACGAATAGGTAGAATGGTACCACCGTTAATGATGAAAGCAATAGCGGATTCTATATATGAGAAAGTCCTTGACAAATTATAGGAGACCTGATATACTATGAAAGAAATTATGGAAAAACTAGAACAACAAAATCTGACAATAGCAGATTACAATACAATAGCAAAGATAATTACAGCGTCTTTACAACGAGGTGCTATCCGACCTGAAGAATGTACTACGGTTGGAAGAATATTTGAAAAATTACAATTTATAATACAAAAGGAGAAAAACAATGCCGGACTTTCTAAAACAGATAATTAAAGAAACAGGAAACGAATACGCCAGTTTAGTAAGCGAAGGTGTTGAGGCAGGTGATGTAGATACTTTTATTAATACAGGCTCACACATATTTAATGCCTTACTATCAGGAAGTATTCATGGTGGTATACCATCAAACAAGATAACTGCTATCGCAGGTGAAAGTGCAACAGGTAAAACTTTTTTTGTATTAGGTATGTGTAAACATTTCTTAGATAACAATCCTGACGCAGGTGTTATATACTTTGAAAGTGAAAGTGCATTAACTAAAAAACTTATTGAAGATAGAGGTATTGATAGTGAACGTATGGTTATTATGCCTGTAACTACTGTACAAGAATTTAGAACACAATCCTTAACTGTACTAGACAAGTACATGGAACAAAATGAAGCAGATAGAAAACCTATCTTATTAGTCTTAGATAGTTTAGGTATGTTATCAACTACCAAAGAAGTTGAAGATACAGCAGATGGTAAAGAAACTAGAGATATGACTAGAGCACAAGTATTGAAGGCTGCGTTTAGAGTGTTAACTTTAAAACTAGGTCGTGCAAAAGTGCCTATGGTTATTACTAATCACACTTATGATGTAGTTGGTGCATATATGCCAATGAAAGAAATGGGTGGTGGTTCTGGTTTAAAATATGCGGCCTCAACAATTGTGTATCTTTCAAAGAAAAAAGAGAAAGATGGTACAGAGGTTATTGGAAACATAATACATTGTAAGACACAGAAATCCAGACTATCAAAAGAAAACATGATGGTTGATGTTAGATTACGTTATGATACAGGTTTAGATAAATATTATGGACTACTAGACTTAGCAACTAAGTATGGTATCTTTAAACAAGTATCAACAAGAATAGAATTACCAGATGGTTCAAAACAATATGCAAAAACTATTTACAATGAACCAGAAAAATATTTTACAGACGATATACTAAAACAAATAGACGAAGCAGCAAACAAAGAGTATAGTTATGGCAATCCCGAATTATAGACATGTTGAACATCCAAAATTTGAACAACTAGGTTTTCAAATTGAAGATGGTCAATATAAAGATGTCGTTTATACCTATGGTAAAGTTTCATGGAATGAAGATAAAGAAAACGATAAGTTAAAACTTAAATTTGATTATAATATACATGAGAATCCAAACAAGTGTAATACGGATTCAGGAGACTTTATTAATGTCATTGGTGACATATTAGCAATCGAAGTAGAAAAGGATAGTAATGGTAGCAGCGGAGAAGATAGAGAGAACAGCTCTCAGGAACTTAATACATAACGAAGACTATACAAGAAAAGTTTTACCTTTTCTTAAACCAGAGTATTTTCAAGACCGTAGTGAGCGTGTAGTATTTACAGAAATACAAAAATTTATTTCTCAATACAACAAATGCCCTACAAAAGAAACTCTACAAATAGACCTTGGTAAACGTAAAGACCTGAATGAGGATGAATATAAACAAATAGTCTCCCTTATAACTTCTCTTAATCCTGAAGATGTTGACCTTGACTGGTTAGTTAATACCACAGAAAAATTTTGTAAAGATCGTGCTGTCCATAATGCAGTTATGGAAGGTATACATATATTAGATGGTAAAGATAAAAAACACACCCAAGAAGCAATACCAGAAATACTCCGTGACGCTTTGTCTGTTAGTTTCGATAATGCTGTGGGTCATGATTATTTACTTGACATAGAAAAACGATTTGATTATTACCATAAAAAAGAAACTAAAATACCTTTTGATCTAGAACATTTCAACAAAATCACAAAAGGTGGTTTACCAACTAAAACTCTTAATGTCGCATTGGCAGGTACAGGTGTTGGTAAAACTTTATTCATGTGTCATCAAGCTGCAAGTGCATTGGCACAAAACAAAAATGTTTTGTATATCACTATGGAAATGGCAGAGGAAAGAATTGCTGAAAGAATAGACGCAAACTTACTTAACATTTCTATGGAAGATTTACATATGTTGAATAAAAAATTATTCAGCGACAAGATCACAAAACTACAATCCAAAACTACTGGCACATTAATTATTAAAGAGTATCCAACTGCTAGTGCAGGCGCAAATCATTATCGTGCCTTAGTAAATGAATTGGCTTTAAAAAGAACATTCAAGCCAGATATTATTTTTATTGATTACATTAATATATGTGCCTCATCAAGATTTAAGGCAGGTTCTAGTATTAACAGTTATACCTATATCAAAGCAATTGCTGAGGAACTAAGAGGTTTGGCTGTAGAATTAGATTTGCCTATCGTAACGGCAACACAAACGACCAGATCAGGTTTCGTTTCAACAGACATAGGTTTAGAAGATACTTCTGAATCTTTCGGGCTTCCAGCAACAGCAGACTTTATGTTTGCGTTGATCTCTAGTGAAGAACTAGAAAAGGCAGGGCAAATGCTTGTCAAACAATTAAAGAACAGATATAACGATCCAACTATGAATAGAAAGTTTATGATTGGTGTAGATCGTACAAGAATGAAACTGTTTGATATTGAACAACAAGCACAAAACATAATACAACCACAGGAGACCAAATATGTCGAACATACCATTAAAGACACGAAAGAAGACAGCGCCGAGGAAAAATACAAGAAGTTCCAAGACTTCCAATTCTAATCTAGATAATCTAGAATATACTATCAAAACTAGAAAGAAAAACAAAAAATATATCTTTGAAGTAGTGCAAGGTATTTGTTCTCTACACAGTAAGCCTATGGTTGTTAAAGCCTTTGAATTTAGAGAAAAAGCAAAAGAATTTGCAGATTGGCACAATAAAAATCAGGTATGGAAGGTAAATGGTGGTCTTCCCAAGTTTCTCCTTGACTAAATAGTTATTTTAGTATATACATGGGAGTAATGATGTTAAAGTTTAAAGAATACTTACGGGAATTAACAATATCGCCAGACTATCAGCAGAAAGGGACATTTAACCCTTTTTATACTGTTAAGCCTGAAGTAGAAAAAACTGTCAAAAAAGAAATCAAACCTAAAAAAGAATTAAAGTTTAAGAGTGTCGAAAAGACTAAAGGCACATCTATTAGTGATAAAGGTAAATTTCCATTTCAAATATTTGATGGTGAAAAACAATTACCATATTCAGTAAGTCTTCGAATTGCAGATGTCATAGGTCACTATGGTATGAAGACTAGAAAAAACTCTACAGCGTCATCAAATGTAAATGAATTTATGTCTTTGTATTTTGCAAAGAATCCTAAGTTCACAGATGTTGCAACATTTTTAAAAGATTTGGGTGGTAAGACTGGTGGCACAGGTATTCATATGGTTATCAAAGGTAAAGAAGAAGAAATTACTTTTGATTTTTTAAAACAAATGATAGATAAAGATGAAACACCTGAAGTAGATATAAACATAGGTTATCAAATGGCAAAGGCTGTTAGAAAAGATTTACCTAAAAAACCAATTAAATATTTTTGGACTGCTCGTGGAAAACCAAGTGGTATTCATAAAAATAATCCTAGTGACATAATTATTCAAATAGGTAAAACAGATTACATAGGTTACTCTAACAAAGCAACAACAGGTAAAGATGTTACACCTAAATTCAACACAGCAATTAACAGTTTCTATAAAAAGTTAGAAGATAAAAAGCAATATAACAATATTGTTGCTTTAATGGATAAGGCATGGAATGACGCAGCAAAAACTGTAAAAGGCAAAAATGCAAAAAAGGCCTTAAGTAAATTTAATATTTCAAAAGAAAAACCTAGCGAAACCACTAGTAAAGCAGCATTTGTAACACTAGCAAAAGAATTTAAAAAAGATAAGTTAAATTTTTATAAAGATGGTTTTTATTATGGTTATAGAAATAATTTAATTAATAACTTTGGTTCTTATTTAAAGACACCAAAAAATTTAACGTATTTCTTAAACACAGTAGGATTATATGTATATCCTGATAGTGCAGATTCCACACCGTGCCCTTATAAACTTTTAATTGGTACGGAATCAAGTGCGACTATAAAAGATGTTGCAAGCAATGAAGAATATAAA